CTAAATAATCTTGCTTGTGAATTTCCAATAGAAACAGCATATTGACAATCTTTAATATAGCAATGTAATAGTTTAGTATAATCACCATTTGCATTATAATTAGAAGGTTGATTAACAACTCCAATTACAAATCCTGAAATCCATACATCTTCAATTAAAGTATTTGAAGAAGCTGCTTTATTATATTGAGTTGTAATACCAGACCAAGAAGGAAAGTTAACATCTGGATAATGAACAGTTGGTTGTACTCCAGCATAAGGGTCAATTGCTATGCCGGCATAAGGTGCATATTGACTTGAAGCTGAAGCAGGAAAAGAAGGGTCTACCCAATTAGAAGCAACTAAATCATCTATTGTAGGAACAGCAGGCATAAAACCTAATTGATTTGTTTCAATCCATGTAGAATTTAATCCGCAAATAGATAAACTTTTAATTGTTGTGTTTCTACCACCATTAACAGCTATTGCAGGTGCATTATTAAATGTACAAACAAGAGCAGTACCACAAAATTCAACGCTACCAAAATATCTTTGTCCATCTCCATATAAATTAACTGAATGAAAATAATCTCCATATCCTAATTGAATGGTTGAAGATATTTTATAAATACCGCCTGGAATATGAACAGCGCCCAAAGAAGTAACGCTTGAATTTGCTGTTTGATTTTGATATACAACCCAATCAATAGCAGCTTGAATTGCAGCTGTATCATCAGTTATTCCATCGCCTACAGCACCAAAATCTTTAACTGAAATTACTTCTCGCAATTTAGATTGAACAACTGTTGATAGTTTCGCTGTTCCTGTTCCTGAACCAATACCAGTAGCTATAAAATGTAATCCTACAGTATTGCTTGTGGCTCCAATTAAAGTAAAATTAGTAGTTCCAATAGATGTAATTAAATAAGTATATCCAACAATAAATGAACCTGCTAATGTAGTAGAACCAGGTTCATAAGCAATGCTAGAAGCATCATTACTAATAGGCGGTTGTGCCGAACCAGGAATATTATCGTAAGTTCCAATAAGAACATTATTTGCATCTTCAACTACAAATTTATAACCATATCCTGTTGTTAACCAAATCTCTCCAACTGGAATTCTTCCTGAAGCATTTAAAATAATAGGATTAGATTGGGCAATAGTTCCTAAATTTGTTGTATAAGTTGTTAAAGGAGTCGTTGTTCCTGCATTATAAGTATAAATTTTACCCCCTGATAAAGGTAGGCCATTATTATCTAAAAATTGCGCTCCTGCACCTGCAAATAACGAAAGAGTAACTGACATATTTATTTCCTAATTAGTAGCTTGGATACCACTTAGCGGTTGTTGTATCATAAATCATTATTAATGCTTTTCCTACAACTGTTGTAGAAGCGATAGCAATGTTTCCTGTAATTCCTGTTAAAAATAATCCTGTAGGAATTAAGATTAATTGACCGCCATATGTTGATAATGGGCTTGGAACAGTAATTGTATTAATTGTTGTTGTACCACTTATAAAAGTAATATAAGTAATAGGCGCTATTGTTGCAGCAGAAGCAATAGTAGGAGCTACTTGCGTAGTAGCTATTGGTCTCTGAATGTTTAAATTTCCAGCATTTATTGTTAATGAACCTGATGGTACGTTGATGTTATTAGTAGTAGTAACTGCTGCTGTAGTGGTAGGGGTATAGGCAGAGGCTACAGAGCCTAGTTCTAGTTGTGCGCCCCAAGCATAGATAGTTTCCGTTCCTACCGCAACCCATGTTTCCATTCCATAAGAGCCATAGGTAGGAGTAGCGGAACTATTGATTGCAAATTGAACGGCGGCGGTTCCTGTTCCTGTATAAGTTAATGTTGCCCTATATATTCCATTACCAACCAATGTTATTGATGACGAAACATAAGTAAATGTTCCTGCACTTCCTGTTTTTGTAGCGGCGGTTGGTGAAGCTAGATTAAAGGTAGCTACTGCATAATTTGAGCCTGTATTGGATACAGAAATACTACAAAAATTACTTGTGCCCGCCTTTATATAAAAAGATTCTGTTAATGTTCCTGCGCTTCCATAATAGGAGGTTGAATAAAATTCGTGATACCCACTTCCTGCGGTTGCAGTTACTAAATTTAATGTGTTGGTTCCATCTGGCGCTGTTCCAGAATTGGCTGTTACTGTTGATGCCCCACTAGCCGTTGTCCAAGGACTTACAGTAAAATTTTGGCTTTGTGGAAGTAAATTATTCCCACCCTGTAAGTTTAGACTCTTATCAACTACAGCACCATTAAAGCTAGACGCTCCTGTTACTTGTAAGACTCCTGTGCCTTGGTCGTAGGATTGGTCTAGTAATAAGTTTGTTCCTGTAAATTGAAGATTAGAACTAGAACTTAAGGCACTTGTACCATTTCCATAAGGAATATAATTTGCAGTTAATGTAGTTAATCCTGTACCACCATTACCAACTGGTAAAGCTGTTCCTGAATAAGTTAATGCCAATGTACCGCTAGTAGTAATTGGACTACCTGATACACTTAAAAATGATGGTACTGTGGCAGATACGGAAGTTACTGTGCCTGTGGTATTGGATTTATTATTAAATGTATTCCAATCAGTAGATGTTAAATATCCACTAACCGATGTAGTAGCTGCAGGCATACTAATTACAGGGGTTGTGCCACCTGTAGAAGCTACTGGAGCAGTTGCCGTGACGGATGTAACAGTTCCACCGCTTGATGGTGCTGTATTGGTAACAGTAAAGTTAGGGTAAGTTCCAGTAACGCTAATGCCTGTACCATTATTTAAAACAACGGTTTGGTCAGGCTCAGTATTGGTAATGTTTAAAGTACCGCTACCAGTAATTGGGCTACCTGATACGCTAATTCCAGTTCCTGCTGTTGCCGCTACGCTAGTAACCGTACCTACAGAAGCTGAACCGCCCAATGCTGTTGATACGCCATTGATTGTGATGGCTGAATTTACAAGGGCAGAATTAGGAATAGAAGTAAGACTTGCGCCTGAACCGCTAAATGTTGTAGCGCTTAATATTCCTGTATTTGGAACAAAAGACAATTTAGTAGAACTTGTTGTAGCCGGTAAATTTCCAGTTGTATTCGATACAATCATTGGATACCAAGTTGCTATAGAACTTGTATTGTCTGTAATGCCAATATTTGTTGCGTTTGTTGCAGTTGTAGCAGTTGTAGCAGTTGAGGCATTGCCTGTTAATGCTCCTACAAAAGTAGTAGAAGTTACGCTAGTTAATCCAGCAATAGTTGTAGTGGTGCTCCCAAGGCTAATAGAGGTGCTTCCTAGCGTAAAACTAGAATTAGTAAGGGCAGAGTTAGGGATATTGGTTAGCCCTGCTCCTGAACCGCTAAATACAGTTGAAGTGAATGTTCCTGTAGATGGAACATATTGTAATTTTGTGGATGAAGTTTCTACAGTATTAGTAGAGCCACTTGTTGCGCTATAAAATAATGGGTAAAACGTACTTGAGCTAGTTGTTTGGTCAACAATCGTTACTGAAGTAGCTACGCTTGACCATGAAGGAGCAGAAGTGCCATTAGATACTAAAAACTGACCTGAAATACCATTAGGAACAAAGCCTGTAGTATTTGCGCTAGTTTGATAAAGTAATTGGCTTGCAGAGCCACCGGCAATGTTATTAGCTTCTGTAGCCGTTCCAAGTAAAGCACCCGAAAAATAAGGAGCTGATAAAACACCAGTACCAGGGTTATATTTATAATCTAATGATGTTACAGAAAGGCTTGTTACTTGGCCTGTACTTACAGCCGTAAAAGTAGGGTAAAAAGTTCCGTTAACCGATGTATTGATGATTCCAATGGATTCGGTTGCGGAAACGATAAAGGGCTGACCTTGCCCTATAAATGTATTAAAACTGCCGTCAAGATTGAAATACGCTTGAACCGGCAGTATATTCTGGTCTACTGTTTCAGCCGGTTTTGTCATTTAGTATGGTGATGCTGTCAGAATCAATATATCGCCTGCGCCAAAGTTTGTAGCAAGTCCCGTTGTCATGCTAAACCCTGCAAGGGTAGCTGACGTGGTTGAAACGGCAGTTTGTTGTATATAGATTCCTGTAGCGTTTGATACATCCCATCCTGTGACTATCCACCCGTTCGGTGCTGCGGGAAGTCCTACGACTCCCGATGCTGCTCCACCGCTACCAATGACAATCTTAAATCCAAAAGTGTTAGCCCCTGTGATAGTAGGAGACGTTCCAAATCCGGAGACGATGGTAGGGTTTGTGCCTGAAATGACCATGATTCCCTCTACTTGCAAGGAAGTATTGGCGTTCAAAGTCGTGAACGTTCCGGCAGCAGGTGTCGTTCCACCGATTACGGAGCTGTCAATCGTAGAGCCAACAATGGTATCGGAGGTTAGAGGAGGGGAAAAATAAGTCCCTCCAGGGCCTACTAAACCGAGACATTTGCCTGAACTGTCAAATACGGCTTGAACGGGAACGATTTGAGTGGTAACAGTCGATGCGACATTATTCGTATTGCTCATGATATTCCTTCGCCTGGAGTAATTTCTACGCTTGTTGCTGCGCTTGCGATAAACCACGCATTGGGTGGTATTCCAGAGAATACTCCGACTCCATTAGCGGGAATGGACAAGACGTTAGCAATCGGTGCGCCTGCGCTCGGTGCGGTTGCGACTGCGGTTACTGCTGCATCGTTCGGTTCTTGTGGTTGCCAACCAACACGAACAAGGCTTGATGTGAGGTTTACGATTCTGTATCCAGTTGGATAACAGTTATTGGATGCCTTTATCTGAACAGACGATGTTCCGACTTGATATGTTGGCCCAAAAGGGGAAAAAGCGGAATTATACATAAAAGTCCTTTATTGAAAGGCCACCCCTTGTGAGGATGGCCCTACTACTTTAGCTTGATACGCTTAAATCGTAGCCGTAAACATATACGTCAGCGGTAGCAGTTGCAGTAGCAACCGATACGTTTACATATAGTGTTTGAGCAGATTGTGCGGTGTTCGGTGTTGATGCTGCCGATACAGTCACATAAGCCGCTGTGGTTTGGCTAGTTAATACTGCCGTGGTCAAAATAGCACTTCCACCCTTCGATTTGGCGGTATAAACGCCAACGCTTACGGAGGAAACGTCTACGTTTGCGCCTGCATTGTTAGCGTTTGCAATAACAACGCTTACAGGAACAAAAGAAGAACTATTGTTGACTTGGAAAGCGGTATCGCCCAAAGCTGCCAAGTTCACGTTCTTGACTGTGCCGATTACTCGGAGAGCCTGAACGCTAGAAAGGTTCGATGGGTGAATCGCTGTGGTGATTGCTGGGCCTGGATTAGACATGATTTTTCCTTTATCCGTTAATTAATTAAGCTGCGACACGGCAAGCAAGCTCTGGATAAAGCGGAGCCCAACCATACAGAACGTCAACACGAGTAGGAATCGAGTCGTTGTTAATCGTGTATTGACGAACTACACGCATTGACAAACCAATTTCCTTGTCGCTTGCACGACCTGCAAAATGGACACCTTCAGGCAATTCCAAGTCAGCCATAGCCATTGTGTAGGCATTTTTGTGCATAACAATGTTCTGTGGGCTAACAACGCCATTTCCGCTTGCATTGTATTGCGATGCAAAGAAGGTAACGGCTGCGGCAGCGGCAGTGCTCGGAATCGACACGTTTTGGAACTGACCACCGCTGATAACAGCAGGGGAAACAGTAACGGAAACGCTTGCACCAGATGCTACGCTAACAGCAGAC